GTAGATGCTAATGTATTTACTGCTGCTGTTATAAATAGATTTTTAGAAAATGCAGAACATAGAATTAATTTAGATATTCCAATGGATTCAGACAGAATTCGATCAGAAGCACAATTCGCTACAGATTTTAATAGTATTACAGTTCCAACAAAAGCTTTATTTATAAGAGGTGTTCAAGTATTTGATTCAACAACAGCTACTACAGGTGAAGGAGTATGGTTAGAAAGACGTGACCAAACTTTTATATCTGAATATGTAGGAGAGTTAACAGGCACTGAAGGAGGCACTGCAGCTCAAGATACAACAGGACTTCCTAAATATTATTCTATGTATGGAGGTGCCACAACCGGTACTAATACAGCTACTTCAGGAGCAATATATGTAGCACCTACACCAGATCAAAATTACAAATATATTATTTATTATAACGCTCAACCAACTGGTTTAGAGACTAATACAGGTGGAACTTACGTAAGTAATTACTTTCCTCAAGGTCTATTATATGCATGTCTAGTAGAAGCATTTATGTTTTTAAAAGGCCCAACAGACATGTTGACACTATATGAAAATAGATATAAAACTGAACTACAAAAGTTTGCAGCGATGCAAGTTGGAAGAAGAAGACGAGACGATTACACGGATGGAACAATAAGAATACCAATCGAGTCAGCGCCTCAGTAATTAGGAGAAAAAATTTATGGCAATATCATCAGCAATTTGTAACAGCTTTAAACAAGAAATTTTAGTTGGTACACATAATTTCACTGCATCATCTGGAAATAGTTTTAAATTAGCTTTATATACAAGTTCAGCATCTTTAGGTGCGGGCACTACAACTTATGGCACATCAAACGAAATATCTAATACATCTGGATCAGCTTACACAGCTGGTGGAAAAGCACTTACAAGTGTTACTCCAGTTTTAGATGGATCAACAGCATGTTGTGATTTTGCAGATATAAGTTTTACTTCTGCTTCTTTTACAGCAAATGGATGTTTAATTTATAACGATACACAATCAGATAAAGCGTGTGCAGTAGTTGCTTTTGGTGGTGACAAAACTGTATCAAGCGGAACTTTTACAATTCAATTTCCAGCAGCAGACGCATCTAACGCGATTATTCGAATAGCGTAGAGGTAACGACGGATGTCCGTTACTAGAACTTTTACAGTAACGGTAGTTAGTACCGGTTCAGGAAATAAATATTTTATTGATGGAGTACAACAAGCTACTTTAATTTTAGGAGAAGGTGGTACTTATAAATTTGATCAATCAGATAGTTCAAATGAAACTCACCCATTAAGATTTGCAACTTCTGAAGATGCTGGTGGAGGAAGTCAATACACAACCGGTGTAACCGCAAGTGGAACCCCTGGACAAGCAGGAGCTTATACTCAAATTGTAGTAGCTGAAAGCGCACCAAATCTTTATTATTATTGTACTAATCACTCAGGAATGGGTGGACAAGCAAATACTGTTGACGGAAACTCATGGGGACTTATGTCATGGGGTGCAAACGAATATGGCAGTCAAGATGCTATTGATGTTACACTAACAGGTATATCAGCTACATCTAGTGTAGGTGTTGTGGATGCTTTTAATACAGAAGGTTGGGGCAGACAAGAGTGGGGTAACTCTGCTTGGGGTGTAGATTACGCAGTACAACTTTCAGGTCAATCAGCAACTTCTGCAAATGGTAGTTTAACAACTTTTGATACACAAACTGTTATACCAACAGGTCAATCAGCAACTTCTTCAGTAGGTTCAATAACTGCAGGTATATTATCTATAGCAGATTTAACTGGTGTACAGGCTACATCCGAAGTAGGTTCTTTTGATAACGCAGGAACTTTAGTCGGTTGGGGTAGAAACGGTTGGGGTGAAGAACCTTACGGAGATTCATTTAATAAATTAGTTCAACCAACAGGTCAAAGTGCAACATCTAGTGTTGGATCATTAACATCAGCAATAGAAAATTTTGTACCTATTACTGGAGTTAGTTCTACATCTGCAGTTGGTAGTTTAACATCTATTATAGATTGTACAGTTATACCAACAGGTCAAAGTGCAACGTCTAGTGTAGGAACAATTTCAACTTCAGATGCTATTGGATTAACTGGTCTTAGTGCAACAGCTACAGTTGGAGGAATAGTTCTTGATGCGTTAACCGTTGAGTTATCAGGACTACAAGCAACATCTGCTGTAGGTTTATTACAAGAACAAATTTCTCAAATTCTAACTGGTCAGCAAGCAACATCTTCTGTAGGTTCTATTGTTCCTGCAATAGGAGTTCCATTAACCGGGGTCAGTGCTACATCAGCAGTTGGTACAATATCTCCTACACCTATGACTGTAGGATTAACAGGACAACTTGCAACATCTAGTGTTGGTACAGGAGTAGCTTTTCCAGGTACCTATGAAAAACTTGATCCTAAAACAAGTACAGGATATACAGCACAAACACCTAAAACGTCAGTTAGTGGTTACTCAACTAAGACGCCAAAAAACACAACAGGATATACGACTAAAACAGCATAATTATGTTTGACTTAAAACTAAATAACCAATATAAATAACAAAATTAGGAGAATTAATAATGGCTTCAACATACACAGATCTTGGTATAGAACTAATGGCAACTGGTGAAAACGCCGGTACATGGGGAACAAAAACTAACGCAAATTTAAATCTTATAGAACAGTTAACAGGTGGTTTTGCTACTTTATCAATTGCTGGTGGAGCAGGCACTCAAGCATTAGACATTGATGATGGTGCTTTAACAGGAACTGCACAACAAAGAATTATAGAATTTACAGGATCAATTACTGGAAACAGAATTATAACAATTCCAAACGATGTAGAAACTTTTTACATTTTAAAAAATTCTACTTCTGGAGCTTACACAGTTCAATTTAAATATGCTACTGGTTCAGGAAGCAGCACAACTTTTTCAGCTACAGATAAAGGAATTAAAACTGTTTATGCATCAGCTAATGATGGAACAAACCCTGACATTGTTGATGTTATGGCTAATTCTTCAGAAATTGTTTTAGCTAACAATAATCCAATAAAATTTAATGATGCTGATAATTCAGCATTTGTAGGTATAGACGCACCGGCAACAGTTAGTGGTTCTTACACATTAACACTACCAGCAGCCGTAGGCTCTGCTTCTCAAGCTTTAGTAACAACAGATGGAGCTGGAACTCTTGGGTTTACATCAACATCAACTTTTGGTATAACAACAGGAAAAGCGATTGCAATGGCGATCGTATTCGGATAAAAGGAATAAATTATGGCAAATCCAAATATAGTAAATGTAACATCAATCTTAGGTGGAAACCTTGGTTTTAATTTAAGTGCTACAACTACAGCTACTTTATTAACAGTTGATGCAGACAAATTATTAAAAATTAATAGAATTACAGTAGCAAATGTTGACGGAACAAATGCAGCAAATGTAGATTTATTTGTAGATGGTTTAACAACTGCTGGAGCATCCGGTATTTCTGCAACAGGTGCTGATGCAACAGTTTATTTAGCAAAAACAGTTTCAGTCCCAGCTGACGCAACATTAGTATTAGTCGATACACCAATCTATCTTATGGAAGGTGACATACTAAAAGGTGGAGCTAGTGTAGCATCGGACTTGGATTTATTCATATCATATGAAGTCATAGACGACGCTTAGGAGGTTTAAATTATGGCGCAAGCAAATGGCGGAATAATTGGACCAGTAAACGATCCTCAAATTCAAGCAGAAAATATTACACCATTTACAGGAAGTGGAACTTTTACAACAGGAGCATTAACAACTACTGTTGAAGCTCTTGTAGTAGGTGGTGGCGGTGGTACTTCTTATAACGGAAGTGGTGGCGGTGGCGCTGGTGGTTTTAGAGGTGTTAGTTGTATTTCAGTTTCAGGTTCTACAGGTTATACAATGACAATAGGTGGAGCAGGAGCTGCTAATCCTAATCCTCAATCTACTGGTGGTGCAGGAGGAAACTCAGTTGCAGGTTTTCCATCTAATCCAATAACTTCAAATGGTGGCGGAGGTGGTAATTGGGACGATGGCACTAATGGTGGTTCAGGTGGTGGAGCTGGAGCAGAGGGTTTTGAAGCTCCAGGAAATAATAGTGGAGGTTCAGGTAATACACCTCCAGTAAGTCCTCCTCAAGGAAATGATGGTGGTGGTGCTCAAAGAAATCAAGGTGGCCAAGGTGGTGGCGGTGGAGCTGGTAGTAATGGTAGTTTTGCAAATAGTGGTAATGGTGCCGCTGGAGGTAATGGTTCAGCAAGTTCAATAACAGGCTCACCCGTAACATACGCTGGTGGTGGCGGTGGCGGTGTAGGATCTGCTGCTGGTGAAGGTGGATTAGGTGGACCTGGAGGCGGGGGTAATGGAGCGGGCCGACCAGCTCCTGTATGTACGGCAGCTTCAAACGGTACAACTAATTTAGGTGGCGGTGCAGGTGGTTCAGCTCATCATCCAGGAGGTGGTAATAAAAATGCTGCATCTGGTGGATCCGGTATTATTATTATTAAAGAACCTGAAGTTAAAAGTGCACCAGGTGTATGGAGTATGAACTCAGTTTATGAAAATGTTAAAGCAGGAAATTGGACAAATTAATATATAGACATTTTAAAGACGATGTCTTATAAACATAGTTTTAAGGAGTAGTAATATGGCACATTTTGCAGAATTAAAAACAAAAGTAGATCCAACAGGTTTTACATCAGATACTCATCAAGTAGTTGAAAGAGTAGTAGTTGTAGGAAACGATTGTGTTCCTTCAGACATGCATGTAGATGGTGAAACATGGTGTGTTAATTTTTTTAATGGTGGTATTTGGAAACAAACTTCTTACAATCATAATTTTAGAAAAATGTATGCAGGAATTGGAATGGTATACGATCCTGTAAAAGATAAATTCATAGCACAACAACCTCACGCTTCATGGTTATTAGATGCTAGCGACGATTGGCAAGCACCAATAACTTATCCAACAATTCTAGATGATGGTGAAGATCCAGTTGTATGGTATTATTTCATTAAATGGAACGATACAAAATATCAGGCCGACAACACTAAAGGTTGGGAAGCCACTAAATCAAACGACACTTCAGATCCAAAAACAATTTACGATTGGAATGGTTCAGCTTGGGTGTCCGGATAGGAGACTCACATGGCCAGATCTAATGGCGGAATAATTGGTAAAGTAAATAAATCATCTTTTGGAAAAGATGTAATTACAACCACAACATCTTCAGGAGATATTACATTACAACCAGGAACTAGAATCGTTAACACAGCCATTATTTCAGGTGGAGCTGGCGGTGGTGCTAACGGTGGTGGTGGAGGTGCTGGAGGTTTATTAATAAAAGAATTTAATGCAGAAGGAACAGTTCCCGCTGTAATAGGAGGTGGTGGTGCTGGAAGTTCTAGTGCTTGTTCATATGGTACACAAGGAGTAGTAAGCAGTATTGTAGCGTGTGGATCTACACATGCTAGCGTAGGTGGTGGCGGAGGTCAAAGTCAAAATCTTGGTCCTAGTCCTTCTGGATTAGATGACGGAGGATCTGGTGGTGGCGGTGGTTATAAATGTGGCCCAGGACCTAAAGGTTGTGGAACAGCTTGTCAAGGAAATCCCGGTGGAACAGGTTATGGATTAAGTCATCCATCATATTCTTCTGGTGGTGGTGGTGGAGCTGGAAGTGTTGGAGCCGATGGAACAACATCTGGTGGTGGAAATGGAGGAAATGGTTCTGATATAAGTCCAACTTTTCCGGGAACACCAAACTCTGGTGTTTACGCAGGTGGTGGTGGCGGTGGAACAAGAACTCCAGGATCAGCCTCATCAGGAGGACCAGGAGGTGGTGGAGGTGGAGCAGCTAGTCCAAGTCCAGGTGCACCAGGAACAGCAGGATGTACTAACACTGGTGGTGGTGGCGGTGGTGGTGGTTACAGACCTAGCCCAGGTCTTTCAATTCACGGAGGAGCTGGTGGTTCAGGAATAATTATTACAAAAGAATTAAGTAAAGCAACTGGTGTGTGGTCATTACAAAGTCAATTTCAAGCCAAGCAACAAGGAACATGGCCAGAAGTAGGATTTAATTATGACTACTTAGTAGTAGCAGGTGGTGGTGCTGGTGGTAATACTCCTACGCCTAGCGGCACTGGTGGTGGTGGAGGTGGAGCTGGAGGTTACAGGGCTTCAGGATATGGACCAAGTCCATTACAAGCTAGTTCAATATTTTTATCTCCAGGAGATTATGCTATAACAATTGGCGGTGGTGGTGCTCAAGCACCGGGTCATGGACCTAATGGAACTGATTCAGTATTTAATACCGCTGGTGTAGAAGGCACAGATAAATTTACAAGTACTGCTGGAGGTGGTGGAGGTGGTTCCGGTTCTTCTGCAGGAAAACCTGGAGGATCAGGTGGTGGTTCTGCTGGAAGTCCAGAACCAGGTTCAAGTTATTCTGGAGGAACAGGTAATACACCTCCAGTAAGTCCTCCTCAAGGTAATAGTGGTGGTAGTACATCTGGAAATCAAAAACCAGGATCAGGTGGTGGAGGCGCTGCTGCAGTAGGTAGTAATTCTCCTTCAACTGGTGGAGGTGGTGGAGTTCCCAATACAATTACAGGATCAGATGTTACTTATGCAGCTGGAGGTGCTGGTAGACCAAGCAGTAATGGTTCTGGACCTAGTGGTAGTGCCAACACAGGTAATGGAGGTGGTGGTGCTAAATCTAGTCCTTCATCAGCTGGTTGTGGTGGACCCGGTATTGTTGTTCTTAGAGGACCGAGTGCAGTTACTTTTACTGCTAGCCCAAGTCCATCAGCTACAATATCAACTCACCCAGGTGGAAATAAAATAGCTAAGTTTACAGCTTCGGGTACATTGACAATTTCATAGCAGATGTTATATTAAGTTCATAAAGACATATGAACCTAACAAATTATTATTGGTATTTTAAATCAGTTATTCCAGAACGTATTTGTGATGACATTGTAAAGTATGGTCATCAAATGCAAGAACAAATGGCAGTGACTGGTGGTTATGGTGATCAAAAATTAAATCAAAAACAACTTAAAAATTTAAAAAAGAAAAGAAACTCTGACATTGTTTGGATGAATGATAAATGGGTTTATAAAGAAATTCAACCTTATATTCATACTGCAAATCAAAATGCTGGTTGGAATTTTCAATGGGATTATTCTGAGTCTTGTCAGTTTACAAAATATAAAAAAGGTCAGTTTTATGATTGGCATTGTGATGGTTGGGATCAACCTTATCGAAAAGAACAAGACGATCCATCAAATGGCAAAATTAGAAAACTATCTGTAACCGTTACATTATCTGATCCTAAAAATTATAAAGGTGGTGAATTAGAATTTGATTTTAGAAATAAAGATCCTGATAAAAAACCTAATATACACAAATGCACTGAAATATTACCAAAAGGATCTTTAGTTGTGTTTCCTGGTTTTGTGTGGCATAGAGTATGTCCAGTGAAAAGTGGAGAAAGAAACAGTTTAGTAATATGGAATTTAGGATGGCCATACAAGTAATAGATAATTTTTTAGAAGAGAATGAGTTTAATAAACTTAGTAATAGTATTATGGGAGATAATTTTCCTTGGTATTACAATGATGGCATAACTGATAATGATGATAAAAATAATTTTTATCTTACACATGTTTTTTATCGACAACCTGGTATTAAAAGTGACTGGTTTAATATGTGGTTATCAGCTATCGAAAAATTAAAATGCAAAAGTATTATAAGAATAAAAGCAAACAGTTATTTTACAATGAATAAAAAACAAAAAAACAAACCACATGCAGATTATACTTTTAATCACAAAGGTTGTTTATTATATATAAACGATAATAATGGATGTACTTATTTTGAAAACGAAACTATAACACCAAAAGCAAATAGAGCTGTATTATTTAACCCGAGTATTCTACATTCAAGTAGTTTGTGTGATGATACAAAAAGAAGAATAACTATTAATTTTAATTATTTTTAAAAAAATATGAAAAAGAAAAAAGCTAAAGCTAGAAAACAAAAAATAAAAAAAGAAGTAGTTGGTTATCCAAAACAATTACAATTAGAAGAATTTTTTAAATGTCCTATATGGTTTGCAGATGAGCCTAAGTTTGTAGATAGTTTAAATAAAGCATCAGATAAATATATTGAAGAATCTAAAAAAATATTAAAACCAACTATTGATGAACGTAATAAAAAGTTTGGTAATAAAGGTGATATGGGTCACGTGTTTCATTCAACACCATTAATTGGTGATCCTAATTTTGAACAATTACAAAATTATATAGGTGCTACAGCACATAATTTATTAATTGAAATGGGATTTGATTTAACTAATTATCAAGTATTTACTACAGAAATGTGGGTACAAGAATTTGCTAAAAAAGGTGCTGGACACCACACATTACACACACATTGGAATGGTCATATTTCTGGTTTTTATTTTTTAAAAGCAGATGAGTCCACATCATTACCAATGTTTGAAGATCCAAGACCAGGTAATCTTATGAATCTTTTACCAGAAAAAGATAAATCAAAAATAACTTACGCATCATCTTCAGTAAATTATCAAGTTAAACCAGGTAGAATGATATTTTTTCCATCATACTTACCTCATCAGTACATTGTAGATATGGGATATAATCCATTTAGATTCATACATTGGAACTGCCAAGCAATACCAAAAGGAGTATTAAATGTCGTTTAAAAAAAATAAGTACACAGTATTAAAAAATGCAATATCACCAGAACTTGCAGATTTTGTTTATAAATATTTTTTAAACAAAAGAAATGTTGCAAGATTTTTATTTGATCAAAACTACATTTCACCGTTTACAGAATACTTTGGTGTATGGAACGATCAACAAGTTCCTAATACTTATTCACACTATAGTGACATTGCAATGGAAACATTATTAATGGAAGTAAAACCTGTTATGGAAAAACACACTGGTATTAAACTAAGTCCTACATATTCCTATGCAAGAATATATAAAGAAGGGGATGTATTAGCCAGACATAAAGATAGATATTCTTGTGAGATATCTACAACTTTAAATTTAGGTGGTGATCCATGGCCAATATATTTAGATCCAACAGGTAAAAAAGGTCAAGCAGGTATTAAAGTAGAACTTAAACCAGGTGACATGTTAATATATTCTGGTTGTGATCTTGAACATTGGAGAGAAGAATTTAAAGGTAAAGATTGTGGTCAAGTATTTTTACATTATAATAAAGCTAAATCTAAAACAGCTAAAGAAAATTATTTAGATAGAAGACCTTTACTAGGCGCACCTGCTTGGTTTAAAGGTGTTAAGTTGACAAAAATTAAAAAATAGTCTATACGTTAGGCTTGCGGAGGGATGATCCACCACAGATTCCCTCTGCTTTAAACATATTGAAATCACCTACAATCTGCTATAATACCTAATAAACAGGATTTTATATGTTACAAAAACTAGGTTTTTTACCAGGATTCAACAAACAAGTTACATCTACAGGTGCAGAGTCTCAATGGATAGACGGAGAAAATGTACGTTTTAGATATGGTACACCAGAAAAAATAGGTGGTTGGCAACAATTAGGTGAGTCTAAATTAACAGGTGCAGCTAGAGGTTTGCATCATTTTGTAAACAAAGCATCAACAAAATTTGCAGCGATAGGAACTAATAGAATTTTATATGTGTATTCTGGAGGTGTATTTTATGATATACACCCTTTAACTAATCCATCAGGAACAGCTATTACAAGTGCGTTTAGCACGACTAACGGATCTCCTACAGTAACACTTACTTTTAGCGGTTCACATAATTTTCAAGCAGGTGATATAATTTTATTTGGTGACACAACTACGTTTAGCGCTATTACAGGTTCTAATTTTGGTGCTGCAGATTTTTGTGACAAAAAATTTATGGTAACAAGTGTACCAACAACAGACACTATAACAATTACAATGCCCAGTAATGAAACAGGCAGTGGTGCAACTACATCAGGTGGTATAACTTATTTTCAATATTATCATGTTGGACCAGCAGAACAAATAGGAGCGTTTGGTTGGGGTATTGCATTGTGGGGTGGTAACATATTAGGTGCAATTACAACTACTTTAAATGGAGCTTTAGCAGATGATACAAACGGTAATAATGGATCTGCTACAGAAATTACATTAACTAGCACTACAGGATTTCCATCATCTGGTACTAATCATGTTACTATAGGAACAGAAGAAATATCATATACAGGAATTACTGGAAGTAAATTAACAGGAATTACAAGAGCTGCACGAGGTTCTACTAGATCATCACATTTAAATGGTGCAACAGTAACTAACTCATCTAGTTTTACAGGATGGGGATCACCAGCAGCCAACACTGATAAAGTAACAGATCCAGGACTATGGTCTTTGGATAATTTAGGATCAACTCTTATAGCATTAATACATAATGGTGAATGTTTTCAATGGGATGGTGATGCAGCAAATGCAACAGCGACACGTGCAACTATTATTACAGGTGCACCAACAGCGTCACGTGATATGTTAGTATCAACTCCTGATCGTCACTTAGTATTTTTTGGAACAGAAACAACTATTGGAGATAAAACTACACAAGACGATATGTTTATAAGATTTTCTTCTCAAGAAAATATAAATGACTATACACCTACAGCAACAAATAGTGCTGGTACACAAAGACTGGCCGATGGATCACGGATCATTGGTGCTAAACTTGGTAGAAATGCAATATACATTTGGTCTGATACATCGTTATTTACCATGCGTTTTGTTGGTGGAGATTTTATTTTTGCTTTTGAACAAGTTGGAACTAACTGTGGATTGATTGGTATGAATGCAGCGGTAGAAGTAGATGGTGCTGCATATTGGATGTCAGAAAATGGTTTTTTTAGATACACTGGTAAACTAGAATCTATGGATTGTTTAGTTGAAGATTATGTTTATGACGATCTTAACACTACTTCTAACATGTTAATTTATTGTGGTATTAATAACTTGTTTGGTGAAATTACTTGGTTCTATCCAACAAGCACATCTAATGTGGTTAACAGAGCAGTTTCATATAGTTATTTAGATTCAACAGCAAAACGACCTATATGGTTTACTAATGCAAGTAGTTTGTTTCCTAGAACAACGTGGGAAGATTCTTCGGTATTTGGTTTACCACATGGAACTCAATACGATGCAAGTGTGGATACATCGTTTGACGTTACAGGAAACACGGATGGCACAACAATTTACTTTGAACACGAGACAGGTGTTAATCAACAATTAGCTGCAACAACAGCTACTGCAATACCAGCTAATATTACTTCTGGTGATTATGATATTACACAAAAAGTTATTAGAGGAGCTGCAACTAATTTAGGTGATCTTAGAGGTGATGGTGAAAACATCATGAGAGTTAGTAGAATTATTCCTGACTTTATTGCACAACAAGGAGACGCTATTATACAATTAGATTTAAGAAATTATCCCAACAACGCTGCAGCCAGTTCATCACTTGGTCCTTTTACAGTGTCATCAACTACAACAAAAGTAGACACACGTGCAAGAGCAAGAGCTATAGCGCTTACAATATCAAATACAGCAGTAGATACTAATTGGAAATTAGGAACTTTTAGATTAGATATACAAACTGGAGGAAGACGATAATGGAACAACTAGTAATGAACATAGCAATACCATTAGCAAAACAATATGGTATGAAAAAAGCTTTAGAAATAGCTTATGAAAGATTAGGTATAGCTGCTTCAAAACAATCACCAATTGATGTATTAACAGGTGGTGGAATTAATCAAGCTTTTTCTCCAAGTAATTTAACAAATATGATAAAAAGACAAGGAGTAAAATTGGGATTTAATACTTTAATGAAAGGTACAGGTTCTTCTTTACTACCTTTTGCTGGGATATTAGGTTTAGCAACGTTAGGAAATAAATATAGAAAACAACTTACTGGTTATGATACACAAGCTGCTTATGAAGCGGCTCGAGAACAACGAATAGCAAATAAAAGATTAGATAAAATTACAGATAGAATTGTTGGTGGAAAAAGTTACGGAAACTATGAAGATGCATTATTAGATAGTAGTGCAGGCGCTGTAGAAATTGATGGTACAATTTATTCTGGTGCTGATTACCAGGGCGAAACACAATCTAAAAGTAAGTCTGAAGATAAGTCTAAAGGTGGTATTGGAACAGCTTCATTTGGAAAATCTTTTCATGGTAATGGCGGTGGTAACGGTGGTAACGCTTCTCCAGGATCTGCTGGACCAGGTGGATCAGATGAAATGGGTTCTTTTAGAAGAGGAGGCATAGCAAATTTATAATGGCTAAGATAGTACAAACATTAACTAGAGCAAGTGATGAATATGAAGTAGACGTGGCTCAATCTTTAATTAGAGATTTAGATGCTGTAATAGAAAAATTAAACACATCGTTTCAACAAGAAATAAAACAGGAGATAGAAGCTAGAAGTTTCTTTTTAGATTAATGGCAGTAGTAAACCAATATAAATTTGCAGGTATAGATAATAGTACAACAGGTAGTGCACTTACACCATTAGGATCTGGTAATCCTTTAGTAAGTGAAACTTATGTTATTAAATCAATATTAGTTACATCTGCTGGTACACCTAGTGTAACTGTTACAAACAATAGTATTACAGCTATAAAATCAGTGCCATTAACAGCTAATCAAACAAAAGAATTATTAACTCAACCGTTAATAATAGAAGGTGGTAAAACTTTTACAGTGCAATCAAGCACATCAGACTCGTTTGATGTGGGTATAAGTTATTTAAATATTAAAAAGGAGATAATAGGCTAATGGAAATATTAAATGCAAAAGTAGAAGAAACATATAGACACAAAGAAACAGGTGAGCTTTTTAAGACAAGAAAAGAGTGGGAAGTTAAGGGTTATAAACCAGAAGACATGGCACAAGACGTAAAAGTTATTATGCCAGCTCTTGATTTAGTAGGAAAAACAAAGTAAAGTGGCAAAACCATGGCAATAACAGATATCAATATTTCAGAAGAATTAATGACAGACGCACCTTCTATTAAATATAGAGGTGAAGAAGGTCCTAAATCACCACAACAAGAACAAATGATGATGGTGGATTCTATGTTAAGAGATGAATACGAGCAATACGTATACGATTTATTAGAACAAAGACCAGAAGCAACACCAATGTCGTTTGAAGAATTTAGACAAATGGTTATTGGTGAAGGTATGATGGGTAGTGGCAATCCTTTACCACAAGACCCAACAAAACCAGTAAATCCTTTTCAACCTAAACCAACAGGACCAGTATTACCTGACAGACAGATGGCAGCGTATGGTGGTATCATGGGTCTAGATGGAAGAAAACAATATGGTATTGGATCATGGTTCCAGGAAAATATTATGGATCCAATTAAAGAAAATAAAGCAGTTGCTGCTACAGCTGCAGCGTTAGCTGGATATGATTTGTTTGGAAGAGAAGATTCTAAAGATTCAATTTTAAGGAAAAGTGGAAATTATGTTAAAGATTTATTATATGGAACAACTAAAGATGAAGACACAGGTGAAATAGTTAATACAGGAATTTTAAATAAAAAACGAAGTAGTACAAAAGATAAAGATGATGATACTTATACTTATGGTGGAAAAATTTTAGAAACTATTGGTAAAAACCTTGTGCCAGCAGCAGGTGGTATTTTAGCAGGGGTATTTACTGATAATCAACAAGGCGGCGGAAAAGATGCTAGCACTTATGGTATACCAAGTGATAAAACAGCAATGAACCTACAAAATCTTACACAGACTGCAAACTTATTAGATCAAAAACAAGGATTAGCAGCAGGGTTAAATTTTTTACCAGCTGTTGCAGCTAGAAAATTTACACCAGAAGAAATGGCTATTACATATGCACAAGCAGCCGATGGTGGTAGAATTGGTTTTTCTGGAGGTGGTGGATTTAGTTCTAATGATTTATTATTATTAGAAAAATATAAATTTAATCCAAAAGAAGTAGCCACTTATTTAGATGGTGGTAAAGAGTTATTAAAATCATTACGAGCTAGTGAAAACTATGTAGTAAAAGCTATGGGTGGTAGAATAAATAAAGCCGAAGGTGGAATCATGGATCTTGGTGGTATGGAAAAAGATTACAGAGCTGAAGGTGGGTTTGTACCTATTGGAAGAGTTTGTATTTACTGCAGATGCTGTTAGAAACGCAGGTGGTGGAGATATAGATCAAGGTGCACAAGTTATGGAAAATATGATGAAACATTTAGAAGCTGGTGGACAAGTATCAGAGGAGTCACAAGGTATGGCTGGCGCTAGAGATATGTTTGAAGTTTCGGAAAGATTAAGCGAGGTTATATAATGGCAATAGAACAAGTACAAAATTTACCACAACAATACGTAACAGACCTTGGTTCTGATTACGGAAAACAATTAGCAGGATTAACATCAATACCACTAGATACAGCTAGACTTGCACCACAAGTAGCTGGTCAAGATCCTTTACAAACACAAGCATATAATTTAGCAGGATCTGGCGTTGGTGCTTATCAACCTTATCTTACACAACAAGCAGCATACTCAGGGCCAACAGGCTATCAAGCTTTTATGTCTCCGTATCAACAAGACGTAATAGATGCAACGTTAGCAGACTTTGATAAACAAGCAGCAAAAGACGTGTCAGGAATAGGATTAATGGCTGCTCAATCTGGTAATTTAGGTGGTGGTAGAGAAGGTGTTATGAGAGCAGAACAAGCAACACAATCTAATTTAGATAGAGCTGCATTACTTGCAACACTTAGACAAGGCGGCTTTGGACAAGCACAAAATTTAGCACAAACAGCATTTAATCAACAAGGACAATTAGGTCAAAATATACAAGATTTCCAAACAGCAGATATTAACCAGTTGGGTCGATTGGGCGGCGTACAACAAATACAAAAACAAGCAGAACTTGATGCAGTAAGAGAAGCAAATAGATTAGAAGCATATGAACCTTATGAAAGACTAGGTACATATGGTTCAGGAGTTGCAAGTCTATTCTCTGGTAATGCACCATTCGGTAATCAGTCAACAGTAACACCTAACCCTACACCATTACAAACGGCTCTTGGAACAGCAAGTGTTTTAAGTGGTATCTTTGGTGGAGGCACAAGTAAAAGAGCTGAAGATAAATTTTTAGGATAATAGTATGAACAGAATAATGAGAAGACCTATGTTTAGAAAAGGTGGTAGTGCCGATGAAGGTATTACATCTGGATTAAGACAAGGGTACAACACAAACGAAAACAATACTGTAAAACAAAATGATCTTTCTAAAATAGATATTAGAAATATGAACATGCAACAGCTAAGAGATCTTGCAGGACAAGTGTCTTACAAAGCACCACCAATGCCAGTAGATAATTCATTAAGAGATTTTAAAATAGATTTTGGTTTAGATTTAGTATCAAGAACCCCAGGTGGTAATATATTTCAAACAGCTGCAGCTGCAGCCAAAGAACCTTTTTCTAATTTTAGATCAAGCAGAGCAGCATACGACAAAGGTATAAGCGATAGAGCTATAAACAAATATAATAGTGAAGCTGATATGTTTAAAACATTAATTGGTGCACAATCTGATATACTTGGATCAGATACAGGTGGTAAAACATACAGAGATTTAGAAATAGCTAGACAATTAGAATTAATTATTCCTAAAATATACGAAATAGAAGGTAAAGTTAAAGACGGTACAGCAACTGACGATGACTTAGTACAGTTAGATATATTAAAAACTCAAAAAAATAATTACACTAAAAGCAATCCAGTAACAGAAGGTGCTATAGAATTATTTATTAAATCACCTCAAGGTCAAACCTTATTCGCATCAATTACAGAAGAAATGTATGACAATAATGAAGACAATTACGAAAGTGAAACGGATCCACAATTATACATCGATGCTATTGAAAAAATTAAAACAATACTTGGTCAATTCTCCGGTGGTGGTAGAGCAGGATACGCGGCAGGTGAGATGGTTGAAGAACAGGTTACTGAAACAGAGACCATGGCTCCCGGACCAATGGGTGATGCATCTAACAATTTAATTAGTTACGATCAACTAAGAGCAAGATTACCAGCAGAGATTACAGATGATATTGTAGAACTTATGACTAACAGTGCAGAAGCTTTAGAAGACTTTGCCATGATTTCAACACAAGC